GGTTAAATCAAATTCCAACGTATCAAACGGTTCCTGCGTTACCTTTTGATAACGAAACATTACCGTATCGTCGGATTGTTTCCGTATTTCAACTACAGCAATACCAAACGGCAACCCCCCGTTTATTCGTTGTTGTGAAATATAGATATAATAATTAACATTCAATTCCGGGTATAATTTCCCCTCGAATACGTCCGCACTTGCACCCGTCGCCATTCGTCCGGTATAAAGCCCGGATATTACCGCCGGGGAACCGTTGGACGTAATTTGTATTTCTTTCAATATATTGCACAAAGCAAAATGATAGGTTTGTACTAATGCGTTTTGGTCGGTCGTGGCGTTTGCGTCTTGTTCCCAATTCGTACCGCCCCAAAAACAAGAAACAACACTATCCCCCGGAACGTATATTTGAATTAATGGACGCTTGTTTATCGTTATCCGTTGGATTGTCGGGGCTAACGTTATTAAATTGTATTCCTTTTCCAATCCCGCCAACACGTCGTTATAATCGTCGATTGCGTCCGGTTGTACAACAACCTTTTTATCGTAATCCGTAAACGTACAATCGGTTTTCATAAACTTGCCTTGAAAGTATTGGAACCATGTACGCCCGCCGTCGTCGCTCTTTTCAATGCAATACAAAAATTCATTGTCGAACGATTGACGGTTTATATAGTCGTAATCATCCCGGACAAAGGTAATTTTGCCGGATAATTTGGCACGATAAAACCGTTGGTTGGTTTCTAATTCGTACTCCTTTGCCAAATCGTCCTTATAAATCGGATGCACGGTTTGACCTTGTAAGACGTTCGGGGCGTCCAACGTTCCCAATCTCAACCATGCCGTCCCGTTGGCGTATTGCGCTTTGCTTACATTAAACCGGATATATGCGGCATTGCTTGGTATGTCAAATTCCGTATTTGTGGCGTTCGGGTCGCTTCCCCAACCGCCGATAATCTTTTTATTGCTATCGTAAAATGCGCCCCCGGCTTGCGGGGTGTAATTCTGAAACAATTTGCGGGGGTACACATTCCCAACCGGGACAAAAGTACGGGTATAATAGAAATTTGTATTATTCCCGTTTATGTTCCCGGTTGTGTTACTTATCGCCCCGTTCGCTAAAAACGCATTTACAAATGAATGTCTATAAATCGGGTTCATATCAATTTTTAATTTTACGTGTCAAATTCTTGTAAACCTCAATAACATTGCCGTTGCCATCGACGTAACGACGGCGGCGGTTTTGTTCCTTAATCTCCCTTACATCGTCTTTTAAATCCCGCAAATCCGGTGCGTTATTTTGTTGAACCGTTACATTAATGCCGTCGGTATTGTAGGCATTAAGGTACTTTTGGGGGAATGTTCCCCGGTTCAAACTATTTATTACGTCCGGGATTAAACGACGGAAACGGCGGGAATTACGTTTATTGATAACGGCGAAAAATTCCCCGCCCTCGGCACGCCTCCGGGTTCCATCCGGTTTGGTTCCTAAATCCACGTCGTCCCCGGATTGGTGGGAACCGCCCGCCAACAATTCAACCGTACCATCGCCGTAACTTTCCGAACCCCCGGCGTTGGCTGATTTGGATAATTGGGCGGCTTTGATTTTGGCGGCGGCAAAGGAACCCCACATTATAGCAATTGCCGGGATTGCAAACGGGAACCCCAATTGCGACCAAATCAAAGCGGACGCCGTTACAAGGTTTCCAATTTGTTGTATCGTTTGTATTGCCGCCTGTGCTTTCTGTGCCTTTTGTTGCTCCTTTAGGGCTTTTTCTTGGTTCTTTTTCGCAACGTCCAATTCCTTTTGAGCCATTGCAACGTTATTGGCGTAACCGTTCGCCCGTGCCTCTAATTCCGCATCTAATCGGCGTTGGCTTGCGTCAACCTCTTTGTCGGCGGCGGAAACGGCGGCGTCGGCGGCTTGTACCTTTGCATCCAAAAAACTATTTAATTGCTCAATGGCAAAGGAAACGGACGTACTTATTGCCTCCTTTTGGTCGTCGTCCAAATTCAGCCCGAACAATCCGTATATGTCGTTACCCCGTTCGTCGCCTTTGCTTTTCTCAATTTCTTGGTCGATTTTCGCAATGGTATTTTCGATTGTCTTAACCTCGGCATCCGTCATTTTAACCCCGGCGGCTTTGTTCAACTCTAAAATCTTTTGCAACCGTGCCTTTTCTTGCGCTAACCGGAACCGGGTTTTGCGTTCCTCGGAATTGCGGATTAAATCAAACTCGGACGCCTCCAACGCTTGTGTTTGGTCGAATAGCATTAACGCCCGTTGTTGGTTTAACTCGGTCGTTTGCTTCAATACCTCGGCATCATATTTGGCGTTAATATCCGCCTCGGATTGGCGCACGTCCTCGGCTAATTGCCTATTTTGTGCCAATTCTATGGCCCGTTGTTGCTGTAACAACTGAATACGCAAATTTATTTCCTCCTGCGAACCCTCACGGGCGGCGTCTAATTGTAATTGCGTCCGGTCGGCGGCGGCTTGCATTTGGTCTATTGTAATTTGGTCGTTCAATTCGCCCAAACTCTTTGCGTATTGTTGTTGCAAAAGTAATTGTTGGTTAAGCAATTCGGCAACTTGCGTTTCAGTTAATCCCCGCTCGGTTTCTAACCGGGTGTTAATGTCCTGTATTTGCCTTTCATACTCAACCCGCAATTGTTCCCGTTGCTTTTCCGCCCCCTCTGCCATCAATGCAATTTGGGCGTCCTGCGTTGCCCGTTGTGCGGACAATTCCGCCGCCCGTTGTTGGTTGGCAATATCTACCATATCAACCGCCAATTGTTCCCGTAATAAAACAATTTGGTCGTTTAACGCTTTGCGTGCCTTAACCGTTAAATTGGTTTCCGTCCTCAACTGCAATTGTATGTCGGCAATCGCACGGGCGTTGGCGGCTTGACGTTGCGCCCGTTGTTGGTCGAATGAATTTTTAATTAAGGCAATCCGGGCGTCCTCGGCTTTGCGCAATATATCCGTTTCCGCTTTGGCGGCGTTCCGGTTTTCGTTTGCTCTTTGGGCGGCTTGTATTTTCCTTTCGGCGTCCAAATCCGCCCCCTCGGTTTTTAGATTAACGGCAATGTCAACCGCCCGCCCGGTATTATCTATTTGACCCTGTACGGCTTCAATTGCTTCATCAACCTTGACTTTATCAATTTTGCCGTCTAAATCAACATCAATATAAACTTTCTTATCTCCACGGGCTTTGGCGTTATTGAGTTGTACCAACATATCGTTTAGTTGTTTCAACTTTGCCCGGTTCGCTTCCAAATCGTCTAATTCTTGGCCGTAAAAACCAACGCTTTTATTGTGTGCCTTTGTGCGCTCGGCTAATATTTCGTCCTCAATCTTTCGGGTTTCAGACAATGAAGCGTTACGGGCTTTAGCAATGTTTAATTCCCGGTTCAATTGGGCGACACGTTCGTTGCTAACCCGGTTCATTTCGGTTGCCTCGGTTTCCAAATAATCCAACCACGCCTTTTGCGCCTCGTTAAGTTTTTGTTGGTTCTTTGCCGATTTATCGGTATTAGATGCAAACAGAACTAAAGCCCCCACAACCGTAACCAATGCCAACGCCAAAAGAACATACGGATTTGCGGCGGCAATCAGATTGAAAGCCTTTTGCGCAATTGTAGCCGCCAATGTTGCCTTTGTTCCCTGCATGGTAACAAGGCGGTTATAAACTTGCGCTTTGCTCAATGCCGCCATTTGTAGCCGGGAAATACCCAACATAATTGCGGATTGTTTTTGTACTGCGTTTTGTATGGCTTGCACCCCGGTTGTAATGGCTATTGCTGCCTGTAACTTCTTTTGCGCTTCTTGTACGTCCTCACTTTCCGCCCCGAACAATTCCATTGCCCCGGTAAATGCGGCGAACCCACCGGACGCACCAGCCGCCAAACCTAATACGGCATCCAAATTGGACGTATCGGACGCCATGCGGGTAATTTCATCGGTCGCATCCTTAACCGCATCTCGTAACATTGCGGTTTCTTTGCTCAATTGCTGATATTCGGCGGTTCCTTGTTTGCCCTCCAATCGTAACAATGCTAATTGCTTCGTTTGGTTCTCTATTTGGGTCGTCAACCCTTTTGCGGCGTCGGAATAGTTACCCACGTTTAACGACGTTTTCCCGGTCGCTTCCTGCAACCGTTTCATTTCCTCGTAAATCGCTTTTGTTTCGGCAACCAATTTGCGCCCCTCCTCGGTCGCCTCCCTTTCCTCAACCGTCATATTATTGAGGTATATTTTATTGATTGAGTATTGAGCGGACAAACGATTATATGAACCCTCGGCGGATTGGTTCAACCGGGTTGTCAACTTGTTTAATTCGTTCGCCTCTTTTTGCGCTTGCTTCAATTCCGCCAACCGTTTTGCGTTCTCGCTTTCCGCAAATGCCAAATCCTTTGCCGCCCGTGTCAATTTGTCGGTATCGGCGGACGCCCCCCGGATTGTTTTACGTCCGTTTTCGGTCGCCCCGCTTACGCCCTCCAATGCAGCCTTAACCGTTATCGCCTCACTCTTTATATTTTTTAGAGTGTTCATATAGGCGTCGGAAAGTTGGTCTAACTGATTAATCAACTTTGTAATCGAATCGTCCGGGCTTACAAGGTCGCTATATTTTATAGGGTTGTTATTATCTGCCATACTTAACGTTATTTGCGGGCAATTTGCCCCGTATTAAATTATCTTTTCTTTTCCATGTAGTTAATCAACCAAAGAAAAACAACGCCGCAAATCGCCTTATTTGACGCCGTTTTTATTTTTGGTTGGTTTCAACAACTCCTTTATCCGCTCAAATGCGTTGTAATACTCCAATACGGTGTATTTCTTTGGTTCCGGTACGTGCAAATGTTGCGATATGGTTAAACACATATTTTCAAATTGTTTATCGTACTGAATTTCCATGTTATCGGAACCGCTAAAAACAACCGGGCGATTATATAACAACAACATCGTCGTTATTTTATCAATTTCCGCCCGTTTGTCCTCTGTATCGCCGTTTATAATCGCATCCAACATTAACATTGTCCGGTTACGCAATTCGTCGTAATACTCTTTAATCGTCGCATCGTCGAACATGCGGGGGAAATACATTTGCAATTCTTCATCTATTTTTTTTTTGACCGCTTCCATTTGGGCGGTCAACTCTTTAATCGGCACGTCGCCGAACATATCGACGACCTTTTGCAATCCGTCGTCGGATAAATCGTTGTACGGGGTTCCGTCGATTGATTTAACCAACACGGCAAACGCTAAACATTTCGGGCTTAACCCGGATTGAATGAAATACACGTTTTGCCGCATATTATCCAATTCGATTGCCGCCAATTCCGGGGTTTTGCTCCGGGCGTATCTCATTGCCTTTTCAATATGCGTGTCGAAATCCTGTAAATCCGAACCAATCCCGGCATCAACCAACAACATTTTATTGTATTTATGGAAACGCAACATTGGTAATTCGTCGATTGCGTCGTATATCTCAACCGTGTATTCCCCTATCTTAACCGTTTTCATAGCAAATAACGTGTTATCATGGTTGAACAAAAAGGAACCAACAACAACGCCGGGTTCCCGGTTATAAACACCAAAAGGATTGCCAAAGCAACCCCCGCCCAAAAGGACAAACAGAAATCACAATTAAACATCTTTGCGAAAAACTCGTTGCCGTGGATTTGCACCCATTCGATAACGCCCCATTTGCGTAATAAGGTCAACCCGAATGCCGCAACCAAAGCAACCACGACCGTATAAAATAAAAATGCTTTCATATACTTGTTGTTAATCAGTTAAACACGTTTCATCAATACCCAATTCCCCGGCAAACCGGAACCCGGCGAACGGGTGCATTAAAAATTGGTTATCTATTTCGTCCAAAGTGAACCCGGCAAATATGTTTTCCGCCTTTGCGTACACTCTGTTTATTTTCATGGAACCGGAACGTAACCAAATACCGCCGTTCAATACCCGCATAATTTGTTGTTTGACCGCCTCCGTATTCCGGTTATTGGGGTCGTTGGTTATCGTCCGCATATCGAACCAAAAGATAACCGAAAACGGCGTTGTATATTTGTTTTGTTCGCCGGGGAACCAATCAATTTGTTGCGGGTCGTCCAACACGAAAAACGAAAAATTCCCTATGTTACTATCCGGGGCAATCAACATATATTCATTGCCGCCAACGTAAATATTGGGCGTGTAATATCGTTTCCCTTGTATGGACTTAACCAACCGTTCAGAACGTCCAAAGGAATAATTAAGCCACGGCAACCCGTCCGCCAATCCCTTTTGAATATTGGCAATAACCCGGTCGAATAATTCCGGGTTCTTTATAATCGGTACTCTATCCATTTCCGTATATTGTTTTTTTTGCTTTGGTTAGCAAATCCGGGTAAACGTATTGCCAAATCAGTTTAGCAATGTTTTCATTCGTCAACCCTAATATTTGCCGTCCGTACTTTTTTATCAAATCTTCCGTTTTGAAATCCGACGCCTTAATTTCAAATTGTTTGTCGCCGACTTCCAAATAAAAACTACTTTCAAAATCGCCCTCATCCCGTAACGTTACCCGGTTCGTCGGTTGTCCCTTTTCCTCCTTAATGGCTATTGTTAGCGGGGTATAAGGTCGATAATCCATTATGTCAACGCCCAATCGGTTAATACCTTGTTCAAATAATTGTTCCTCGGCGTTGGCATCAATGATAAACGCCGTTGTCATTCCGTCGTCGATTATTTCCCGTATAATCAACCCGGACGTCAACCCGTCGTTAAACGTATTAACCCGGTTGCGTAAATCAATTATTGATTGTAACCCCGCCATAATGCAATTACGTTGTCCGGTACTTAACGCCCCGGTTGTTGCAACTCAAACAAATACGGTCAATTCCTTGCGTATCTAATCGCAAAGCCTCAAACGCTTTTTTAAGGTCATAACCCAAACCGCCGGGGCGTCCCTCAACATTCCCGTCCAATTCATACAAAATTTCCATTTTAGAGGCGTTGGATTGGTTACGGTTTACCCTTACGTTGGGGTTCATTGCCAACGTGCGCAAAGCGATTGCCGCAACTTGGCGTTGTATTACCGTTTGGAATATCGCCCGTTGTTCAACGATAAAATCGGTTAGGTCGCAACCCACCGTTATTTCACAATTCAACCCGTAATTCAGCGTATTAGTGTACATCGTATAGGCTATATCCCACAACTCCGGGTATTCGGCGAATGTTTCCGGGGCGTTGTACATAAACGGGGAAATCTGCAAATACTTTGTCAATTGCCGCCATGCCTCAATATTGCCGTACCCGGTACACGTTCCGCACGGTTCCCGGCTCCAATCTTTCGACACGTTAATTGCTTGCATTCCGGCGGGCAAATCGTCTTGATTGTAGCAAAGGAACCACGCACCCCCGGCGTTGTTTGCGTCGCTTATATACGGCAAAAAACAATCTTCCAACGTAAACCATTGAAAGCCGCCATTTGTCAACGTAAAATTCAAATCAAACGTCTTTACGGGGTCAATCTGCGAACTATGGAAAAGATATAATTTCACAATCCCGGTTCCGCCTGTCATTTGTAAGCCAACCCGGTGTATTTGGGCGGTAACTCCCATTGCCCGGACGGGGATTATTTCAAAGCCAACCAATTTATGTGCGTTCGGTTGGGTCGCTCTAATACGTCCCGCACCGTCAAAGAACGTGCGCCGTTCCAATAGGTTCTTTGTTTCCTTATCCAACCCCTTTATTTGGGTAAACGTTTGTACCGCCGTGGAAATTCCGTTGCGGGTCAAACGTTCTAAATAGTCGGATAGTATGTTGTATTTCTCCCAAAAGGTCGAACCCTCGGCGGGAACCTCGGCGACGTTATCAACCAAAGCAACCCAATACAAAGGTTTGCCCGCCGCATCGTTGGCGTATTGTACCACGGTTTCGGCTTTCCATTCCTTTGTATCGTTCCAAACCGGGTATTGAAAGCCCCAATTGTCCGGGACGATTGCCGCCATATTATCCAACGTTACAAGCGGGTGCGCCCCTTGAAAATATAACCCGCTTTCGGTTTCTGTTAATTGCTCGGCGATTGCCTCGGCGGGATTATATGATTGTTCCCAACCGACGACGTGCAATAACTTATCTTGTATTTCCTTAATCCTATACATAAGCCCAAATATAACCGCCGCAAGTCTTTTTTATACCCTTACAGCATTTAACAATATTACTATCATTTAAACCCGTTTCCCGTTGTGCGTCTTTTACTGATAAGAATGTTTTTATCAAATCGCCGCAAATGGAATACATCGCAATTTGTTTTGCTCGTTGGTGCAATCCGCCTAATCTCCCAACCATATATTCGCCAATCTTTTTATTTAGGCGTGATTTTGTTATTGGATTATTACAATTTTCTTTGGTTGTAACCCAACGCAAATTGTCCGCCCTATTATTCGATTTGTCACCGTCGATATGGTCAACACATGGTTTGTTGTCCGGGTTCGGAATGAAAGCCGCCGCAACTAATCTATGAATATTAACAGATTTACGAATACCATTGCACAATACTACAACATTATACCCGTGCTTATTGGGAACGGCTTTAACTATCTTTGTATTATTACGCACGTTTCCGTAATTACTTATTTCATAATTTGGGAAATCGTATATTACTTTCCAACTTTCCATATCATTAATTAAAAAAAGGGGGCGGGGATAACCACCCCGTCCCCTCGGTTAAATAATTGTTCCATTTTCCAGCTTATGCGCCTGCACCCCCGGCGGGAAATTCCCCGGCGTTGGTTACATATACGGGCATTCCTAACGGTTCGTTCGGGTTGCGTGCTGCAATCTCGGCTTTGATAATCGGATTTGCCACGGTGTCCGGTTTGCTGTTATATGCTACCATGTAGGCAACATCAACGCTAAATCCGAAATACTCTTTAACGGCACACGTCAAATCGGCGGTTGCGTCGCCCATAATCGCCGATTGGTCGCCCACGGCGGTATAATAATGCGAACCAACGGGCAAATCAATGTACGGCAATCGTACAATGTCCCATTCGTGGAAATTCGCACGGGTACGGCGGTACGCTTCACGGTCAACACGGGTTAAGATACCAACGTTTCCATCAGCAACGGCAAACATTGTTCCCATTTTGCCCGTTTCATCTGTTACGTTGTTCGTGTAGTGCAATACTTTGTTGTCGTACTCCATACGCTTATTAACGTCGTTGTAAACGCCATGTTGCGCCAACTTGCGGATTAGGCTATCAACCCCCGCATTTGCGATAAGGTGGATATATTCCGGGTAACAATTCGCCCGCATGATTGGGTTAATGTCGCCCAAAATCTCGGTTGCCATTTGGGTTGGCACTTGAATAACATTTCCGGTCTGCGTGTAATTGAGCAAAGTTTTGAAAACCTGCGTTTTGTTCGCCTCCAATGCGGCAACGGCTCCTTTATCCAAAGCATCCGCCAACGCACGGGTTGTTTTCTCCATTTTGCGCATGAAATCGTGTTGATACGAAATTTCATTGTTTGAGTATGCCGCCGGAACCATTGTAAACCCGATTGCATAAGTAGCCCAAACAAGCGTTACCAATGCGGACGTATTTTCATTATCGGCAATAACGCACGAACGCACGTTGCTAACTTGTACGTTTTCGTCGTAATTGATAACCGGAACTTGTACCGTGTTACCGATACTTACTAATGCTCTATCTCTCAAATTAGGGCTAATGATTGAGTTAGGGGCGTTGGTTTGCTCAATAAAGAAATCCAATGCGCCGTACTCACACGGGCGGAACATATTACGGTCTAACTCCGGGTTCTCTATCCGCCAATTCTGTACTCTTGTTGCAATTAAACTCATTGTTTAAAAAATTAAATTGTTTATAAATGCGGGTTTACCCTTTACCCGTGTTGTCTTTTACTTTTCCGGCAATGCGGCAATATTGTTGTCCTGCCATGCCTGTTTCATTCCGGCGTCAAATTCAGCCGTTCCAATCTGCAAACCTTGTTGTTGCAAAGTGTTTGCAATTACGTCGTATGCCTCAACCCTCGTTTTTGCGCCGGATATGTCAACGGCAACATTACCGCCCGCACCGCCGCCCGTTGGGGGAACCGTTCCGCCGCCCGCTCCTTGTCGTCCCTTATCCAAAATACCCATTGTTTCCAATTCACGGGTCAAAAGGTCGCCGGGGGTGTACGGGTTCAACTGATTGTTCGGGTTGCGCATGATTGCGCCGTTTTCATCCTTAAACGCTAACATTTTGCCGCCTTTGCCGTCGTCGATAAATTCCGGGTTCATACCCTTAATTTTGTCGATTGCTTGACCTAACAAAACCTTTGTTGCGCTTTCCGGCAATCCTGCCTTAAACTTCAACCCGGCGGTTGCTGTCTGCAATGCCGTTTCAACACGAATGCCGAACACTTCCTTTGTATGGGTTTGTTCGGCTTCATCGTATTTGCTTTTGAGGTCGTTGTATTGGGTCGTAACGCTTTGCAAATCTGCCTTTGCTTGCTTCAATGCCTTTGCGGTTTCCGCATCCGTCGCACCGTCGGCAATGGCTTTTTCCAAACGTGCCTTTTCTTTGGTTAGGCTGTCAATCTGTGATTGCAGACCGTTTGCGCCCTCAACTTTGGTTTTGAACTCGGTTAATACTCGTTTGGCGTAATCAAACGTTTTTTCGGTTCCGTTCTTTGCGATACCGGACGCCGCCAAAATATCGGCATCCAATCCGCCGTAAATTTCGCCCGTCTTTTTGGCGATAACGCTATTTTCGTCGTTGGCGGACAATGTTGTAATTGCCGCAATTTGTTCGTCCGTCAAACCGGACAAAGCCGCATTTGCAATTAAAATTTCTCTCGTTAACATAATTCTTTCCCTTTGAATTAATTAAGTGCGATTGCTTCTACTGCTCCGCTGTTTGCGTTAATAATATCAATTGTGTATTTTGGCGAATCCCTGGCTGTGTCAACCAACCAACTAACAACACGTGCATGGCTGATTTTCTTTTCAACCTCTTTTGTTACCAAAATGACGTCGGTAATTGTTCCGCCCTCAATACATTCAATCAACTTTTTCTTTGTGTTGCCATCCAATGCGGCGGCGGTTGTTGTTACTTCAATAACCAAATTGTCCTGCTGTGCAATCTGTGCCATAATCGTATTTTTAATGGTTTAATACTCTGTTACTTTTTCGCTCCGGGTTTATCCTCGGCTTCTGCCTTTGCCTTTGCATCGGCTTTGGTTTCTTTGGCGGGTTCCGCCGGGATAACTCCCGCCGCTTTCAATTCCGCCAAAATTTCAGCCTTTAACGCCGCTTTTTCCTCGGCTTTGGCTTTCGCCTCGGCTTCTGCCTTTGCCTTTGCATCGGCGGCGGCTTTTTCCTCGGCGGCTTTCTGCTGTGCGGCGGTTCGTGCCGCTTTTTCCTCGGCTTGCGCCTTGACGTACTCGTTGGGGTCGTGCAATACGGTAATCGTGTAACCTTGCTTTTTCAGATTGTCGGCAATGCTATTTTCATAACCCTTTTTGCCGAACTTCTGAATACGGGGAATTGATAACCGTTTGCCCGTTTCGCTGTCGAATTTCTTAATTTCGATAACGCAATGATACAAATGTTTCTCATTGTCCGGGACAATGTAGTTTTCGGGCGTAACGTCGATAATCGCAACGTCTTTAGTTTTGCCCTCGCTTACTTTCACTCGCATAGCTTTAATTTATTTGTTAAACTTCCAAATATACTTTCCGGCTGTTTTATATCTACCAATACAACACGCACGTATATTTTGATACGCAATTCCTGTAATCGTTTGAGCATCTGTTAATGTCGCATAAGTAGCAATATAATTACCGCTTAAATCATATTGATTAACAGAAACTCCACACGCTTTACGCATTGCATGTTTTCGGTTAGCGATTGATAATTCAAAATTAATGTTCTCTCTTTGAGTACACCAACGTAAATTATCAATTCTATTATCCGTTTTAATGCCGTTGATATGGTCTATATAATTTTTGCCGTCAATTCTAACTAAAAATGTATCAGCAACTAATTTATGAACATGATATGTTTTTTGTTTATGGTTAGCATATAAAGATAAAACAGCATAACCCATATTGTTGATATAAGGCTTTAGTAATTTGATTTTCCCTTTTTTCAAACTACGAATACGCCCTAATGTACTAACTTGGTATATGCCGGAATAACCTTGTATATCCTGCCAAACCTCACTACTTAACATTGTGTTCATTTGCGTAATCATTAAATTTATTTGTTATAAAATTTATCTTAGAGTTGAACGGCATATTATACCCAAACTCTAACACGTTCAAATATTCACGTTCAAATCTGCGTACAAAGTTAGCAAAATTCAACTTTATACGCATATCGTTTTCGCTGATAATCTGTTTGTCGTACAAATCCAATACCTCGTTACGGGTCAAATGTCGGTACGGTTCCAATTCCGCCAACATCAACATACGTTGCAATTGGGTTGGATTGTTCCGATATTCCGTTTCGATAATTTGGTTTTGTAGTGCGTCTAATTCCGCCTCGCTTGCGCCGCTTTCCTTTGCTACCTTGTAACGTTCCCGTAACTCCGTTGCGTTGGATAAATAGAACTCCGTGCCGTAATTGACTTTTGCAGAAACGAACAAACCGCCATACCTCAAACGGCAAACGGTTTCATCGACGAATTGTTGCGCCGCCTCAAATCCCTTTTTTACCCGGTTTAATACCGTGCTTTGGCTCTCAAAATTCGCCTGTATTTGTTGCTCGTTCAATGCGTCCCGTGTGGTTATTTCCTCGTTGGTTCCAACAACCGACGTAATAATGTCATTCTTTAGGCGGTTTTCTTCCTCAACGTTATAATCCAAACTCCCACGGTCAACGGTTAGCATTTGCACCGGGTTACGCAAATCGGGTTGTTTATCCCCGTCCGGTATTGGTATTTCAACGAACGAACCGACGCCGTTAATACGACTATCCCCGCATTTGGGGCAACGCATCAAAAGCCCGGCGGCGTCCAATCTGTAAAACCCTTGTTTGTCTTTTAAAAACCCACCGTCGCAATAATCGCCATTTTCGCCGTTACTGAAATCGCAACTTTGTTCATACCCGGAATAAATCGGATATGCACCGTACAAATCTAAATGTCGCTTACTGATATGGTAAAACAAAAACCAATCCAACGCCTCCAATTGCTTTGTTAGCGGGGATTGTTTAACGTCGGGTTCTGATAGGCTCAACGGTTCGTTCCAAAAGAAACGGGCGGGACAATAACCGACGTCGTGCGGGTTATCAACCAACAATTCGCCGATATTATGGTTTTTGTCCTCTCTGAATACCCTATAACGTTCGTCGTCAATAACTGCGATACGTTCCCCGTCCTGTCTGAAAATGATATAATCCATTACCCCCGTCGTTGGGTTAGCTCTGTAATCAATCACGGACGCAATAGGCAACCAATAGAAATACGGTTGCGGGTATTTGTCGCCGGGGTTTTGTTCGCTCGGCATATCGACAATTAGAACGCTGTTTATTTCTGTTTGGAAAAACTCCCAACCTTTCGTACTCCAAATTTCCGGTTCGTGTAATACGTCTTGGCGGTAATATTCCCAATCGTCCCGTTGTTCCGGGTTTTGGAATTGATAATTGAACGCCGGGTTACGACCGTCAAAAATCCGGCTCAACTTATCAAAACAAACGCCCGTTACCTCGTTTGTTTTAACGGGGTAACGGAACAATGTTTTGAACATCTTAAATTTGTCATGCGGCAATAGGTTAGAAACAAATGCCATAAAATCCGTAATCGGTTGGCAAATGTCAAACGACGTTATACGGGTGCGGGCGTGAAAATTAATGCGCTGTTGGTGATAAATAGCCCTATTTATCGTGTTGCGCTTTTTCGGCTCCGTTATCCGCTTTTTTATTTCGTTTATATCCAATCCCATTGTCTTTGTCAAATTTAAAGTCTGAATTTTCCGGCAATCTCCAACCGCCATTATTAGGCATTCGCAAAAGACGTTCGGCGTGCGTAATCTCGAATTGTTCGGTTACGTTCAATGTATCATTGATTAACGCAACCTTTTGACTTTTCGCCGCCATATCGTCAACCTCCAACCGCTACTTTTAAATCCGTCAACGGATTAAATTCCGGGGCAATGATTGTGAGGTTGTCGGAATAGTTAGGCAAAAACGCCCATTGTATTGCGTTGCTGTCCGGGGCTTCCAATCCGCCATGCGTTTTGTCGCCAATGAACAACGAACGGATAGGAATAGGATAATACGTTGTCTTTACCGTTTCGTCCTGTATTGCCTCAATACTTCCGTTTTCGTCAAACAGATAGACGCCCAAATTGTCCGCCCAACTTTCGCATTGCAATTCTTTCATTGCCTTAATTACTGATTGGGGGATTTTACGCATTACGCCCGTGAACGGGTTCGGTTCACGCCCTATAATTTCCTCAACGCCTCCCAATGTTTCGTTACCGCCGCCAAAGGTTCGGGCGGCTCCGGCTTCGTTGGTCGGGGCTTGGATATACGGGGAAACAACAATTTTTGTGCTATCAGCCGCCGACAATAACGGCGTCCATGATGCAAGCAAAGTAATTGCCTTTTCCGTGGTAAAACTGTTTTTGCTTCCATCGTCTTTGGTTAGACGTTGAAACGCTACCTTTTGGATTTGCCCGAAACTTTCGGCGCATTTTACGGCGGGAATATCGGGCAATGAAGCCGCCGCCGGACACTTACAAGTAATCATACTCTTTAAATTTTAACGTTAAAAATTACATTTGTTACCTCGTTGGGCTGTCCCTTTGCCCTCTGTATTACTTCTACGTTGCAAAGTTATAAACTTTTTCCGTTATAAACTTGCATATCTCAATTAAATTGTTAGTTACGACGTTTAACGCCCCGGTTGGCGTGTGCGTATGGTTGTATATTACCGTCGGCAATCTCTTTTTCGTAAATCCCGGTTAATCCGTCCTCCGGGTCGTCGTGCGTATTCGCATCGAAATTACGCAAAAAGGTTGTAACATGGTCGTAAACGGCTTTATACCGGGTTTCCCATCCGAACGGCATAATTATATGTTGGTTTACCATTGCGGAATTAGTGATTATCCTACTTTCTTTGTTACCCCCTTGAAAAAACGGGTCTGTAATCGCCCGGACTTTCTTTTTGATAACCTTTTCAAAGCCCGCCCCGCCGTTGTTACTCTCAACCCATGCTTTTTGCGTGCCGTTGCGGTTTATCATCGCCGGGACGGTTACGGTTGTTACGTCCGTGTTTTCGTCCGTCATTTCCATATCGGTAATTAGGGCGAATAATAACGGTTCCATCCGTTTTGTCTTTTCGTTGAAAACCATGTTGTCGGATTTATAGACGTCATACGTTGCACCAAACAAAAGGTCGTCGCCCTCATCGGCAACGTCAATGTATGCGCCGGAACGTATGTACGTGCCGTAATCGGATTTTTCAACCCATGTTTTGAACGGTTGATATAATCGACCCTCGGCGGAACCGGGGTTGCCTTGATAGAGGCATTGAAATTGTACCGGGTCTAATGCTTTTTGCGCTTCCAACTTTTGCTTACTGTGTCGGCTTTCCCATAATGCCGCCCCCGGTTCCCGTGGGTCTATCTCGGTCGGTTCCCCGGTTTTCAATCCCTCAAAATTTATGCGCACCCACGCCCCCGGCGTTACGTTCTCTAAATCCGCCCAACACTTAACATCAATAATCGTTTCGCCGCTCTTTTCAATGCGCCCTATCAAATCGTCGTCGTGCCAACGGGTAAATACAATCAATTCTTGACTATCGTTGTGTAAACGGGTGCGTACAACGGTCGTGTACCATTTCCACGCCGCCGCCCGTACTATCGGGCTGTTACCCTCGGCGTAATCCTTATACACGTCGTCCAATATCGAAACGTCCACGGTTTTAGACGTCAGCGAACCGCCACGACCGACGACACGTAACGACCCCTTACGCCCTACCATTTCGATAACATCGGAATTGCGCAAATAGGTATTAGCCATTGTTACGACGTTTGACCCATTTAAGTACGTGCCGGGGAATAATTCACGATACCGGGGCGTGTCGATTATTCGTTGAACGTCCCGGTTAAAATCCCGTGCGATTGTCGCCGCATACGAACCGATACATATTTTGCGGTCGGGGTCTAACCCCAACATAAATGCGGGTAATTTACGGCTCGACCCCTCCGATTTGCCATGTTGGGGCGGTTGTTGTACAATCATCTTTCGTATTTTGCCGTGTGCGAACATATCCAACAACGTATAATAAACGACGTGGAACGGCTCTAATACTAAATCCGGTTGCATATACCGGGCAAAGTTGATAAGGCGTTTACGGGCGGCGGCTTTAACAAACAAATCCGGTTGTTGCCGGATTGCGTCGTACATCTGCAATAATTGTTCGTTGTTCATTGCTTTGCTCCTTTCTCCCATTTAGAACACGCCCGACGACCTCGGACAATGTAAAATTCGTAATGCGGGCAACGTAAACAAATCGGGTTCCCGTTTAAATCCCGGTGTCTATGGTCGTCCGTTATCCATTCGGAAAAACGGCACGTATCGCAAATCTCGGTTTGCCATTCCGGTTGCTTGGTTCCCGGACGGGGTGCGGTTATTCTCTTTGCCATTATTGCGCCCCTCCTTTCTCCAACAATGCCTTTTGATATTCGGCGGACTGCAATTTATCAGCCAAAGCAAACAACATATCGTCCGGGATTGCCTTAACGTCGTACTTTGGTTTATCGTCGTCGGTCGTGGCGTTATATCCGGGTATCTCAATTTTAACGGGTGCGTCAAACCCTAACATCTTTGCCCGGCGTTGTTGGATATTCAAAAGCAAATCCAAAAACCGGGGGTTCCCGGCAGACGTTTCGGTTGCGGTTTCATTGTACCCGTAATATTCCGGGTCGCTGTCCTCGGCATCGGTTTTGATGGGTCGCCCTTTGTTGGTTTTCTCTTTGGTGCGCATCTTTCCGGTTTTCGACGCTTCCCATGCCTCCCATGCTTGTTGCTCCATTTTATCCAATTTGCGCAATTCCTGCGTAACGTATTCGTCGATATTATCCAACCGTTCCCGTTTCCACTCAATAAGGCATTGTTGCAAATCGTAATAAACCATTTGAAAGGTTATTGTATAACCCATTCCACGCGCGGACAAATCCCGGTTCAATGCGTCCGCAATTTCCCGGTACGAATACCCACGCAAAAACAAATCGGAACAAAACCGAATGTCGTAAATTCGTTGTTCCTCGGAACGTTTATTATAGCCTAATGGCTTCTTTCTCTTTTTCATAGTCAAACCTCCTTTGCTGTCAAATCGTACTCCCATACATAGCCGCCCGCCGTTTTATATACTCCTTTACAACATCGGGTAATCGTTATATTTTTTATTCCCGTTTTTCTTTCCGCTTCCCTTATGGATTTATACCGGGCAATTTCGTTTCCGGCTTTTGAACGTTGTATTACAGCTTTAGCAATTTTATTATGTTTGCCGTTATATGTATTATTATACTGATTATCGCACCACTCCAAATTATTGGCATTATTATTAAACTTGTTTTCGTCCTTATGATTTATTTGTTTCCAATTATTTTGATTTGGAATAAATTCCATTGCAACTAATCTATGTACCATTAATGCAGTTAGTTTGCCGGACTTATATAACCTTACCTGCAAATAGCCCTTACCGCTTACTGTTGGCTTTAGCAACTTACTTTTTCCAGTTCTTCCATAATTGAGGCTTTTTACATTACCATAATTGGATATTTGGTAATTCTCAAAACCGGATATATCTTTCCAAACTTCCATATCTTTTTTTTGCAAAGATAATAAATGTTTTTCGTTTGCAAGTTATTTGCGGGGAATTTCCATTTTAAGAGGCTTTTGTTATTAACTCAATACTTTTATCGTCTTAATGGTTATCTTTCAACCACGGGCAAATTTACGGCTTTTCCGGTGCATTGCCAAACGTTTGTACTCTCATGTATATAAACGGCAAAACCCCGGCTTTGTTTTCCGGGGCTTATTGCCTATTGTCCTATACCGTTTTCGTATCTCCCATTTGAGCAACGAAAATAATGTTGCGTTCCACGGGGATTGCTGTATTCCGTTCCCCCTTTCATTTCCTTTATTGCCAAACATACCGGGGCGGGCTTTCCATTTACCGGAAATTCCGGGTTGAAATATCGACACGTTCCGCATATCTTTTCGGGGCGTCGATTATCCGGGGCGCATCCGGTCGGCATATTGGGAATTTCCGACGAACATTTATTTTTCATTGCGTCGCCCTCCTTTCCCTTTATTCTTTCCCCGGCGTTTATCCCGTGGGTTGCGCCGTGGCATTTCGACCCGGTGTATTTCAACCGTTGTTCCGGGGAACATTTCGCCGAAAAATTCCGCCATTGCTTCCACTTCTTTTGGCACGTCGAACGCTTCCGGTTTCTTATACTCCCTTTTGCGTTCCGGTTGCTTTTCCATTTGGACGGCGGGGCAAACATCGATAAGCGGGCAACCCTTACAAGTGTTCACGGGCTTTGCTTTCTTTTCGCTTTCGCAAATCGCTTTATATTTCCGGTCGTAATCCGCCGTTCTAAATCCGTGGTAATCGTCCCGGTGTGCGCTTGCACGTGTAAACATTTCCATTGCTTCAACCGCAATGCGGGCTAAAATAAAATCCGGGGTATCATCAAACGCCTTTTCCATTGAATTACGGTTTACCACCTCGGCAATCTCATTAATAAATTGTTCTTTGTTAATCATCGCTCTTTAATTTTTAGGTTTATATTCTTGGCAACGACACGTTCCGCATGATTGTTCAGATTTGAACGCCTCGCAATATCCGTTACCGTTTACGTCCTCATTCGTGAAATTGGCACAATCGCCGCATCCTTTGTTTGTGGGTTCCTTTTGGGTATTTTCGACGGGATTGTTTTTAGGTTCAAATTCTCGTTTAAAATCCCGTTCCGGGCGGGCGGTAAATCGTCCGTTCAATTCCCGGATAATATACCAACTTTCCGGCACGTCAACGAATATGCCGTTGCCATCAGGAAAAGAAAACATTGCTTTGCCGTCCGGGGTGCGGGGCGTCGTAACCGTTCCGCCTCCGGTAAACCTCAACACATCGTCCACGTTGTCCCGGCGAAATTGGATTGCGTCAACCTCTAACAAGGTGCGACAATACCGGGTTCCCGCCGTGGCGTCCGGGTCGGTTAATCGGGTGCGCATTTCCTCCGGGTATTCCTCCGGGTCGTACTTCATATAAACCGATTGCCTACCATCGGCGTAAAAGAACTCAATAAAACGGTCGCCCAATCGTCCCCGGATTGCTTGTTTTAGTGCCTCAATCCTTTGCGCCTCCGGGGTATCGTTTCCCTCGCTACCATTTTGCGCCCAACTCAAACGTATTGAAGTATCAGACGCCGTAACCTCAATTTCTTGTTTTGTTATGTCCTCAATCATTGCGCACATATCGCAATCAAAGGGGCTTAATACTTGTTTGTTCATCGCTCTAAAAATTTATTTGTTATTACTATCCGGGGCGGCTTCAACCTTAACCCCGGCAATTGTTCCGTTATAATTAAATTCCAATGTTTCGACGCCCTTAAATCCCCCGACGATACGCAACAAACGCCAATAAATCGTTTTCCGGTCGCTCCTATGGAATTTATCGCATTGCCTACCAATTCCGGGGCAATCTTCCCTTTTGATTTTGCATCGAACGCAACGTTGCGTAAATATTGCGGGGTTGTTGTTGGCTAATCGTGCATCCGCCGCCGTCCATATCTCGGCAATCAATACCATACCCCGGTAAACGCAACGTTCGCCGGGGCGGTATTCTCTATTTGGGTCGAACGGTTCGGGTTGCTTTACTCTCATTCTTTGCCCGCTTCGTTTACATATTCAAACAATGCGTCCAAATCTTCCTTTGCGCCTTTTACGCAAATTCGTACCCTATCGCCGCCCGCTAATGCGGTTTCGACAATCTCGCAATTATACCGGGGGGCGTTTATCTGTATCATTGCCGCCGTGGTATTCGTTACAAACTCATTTCTTTCTTCCATGCTCTCGGATTTTTGAAGTAAATAAAATGCCTCTGTTGGTTCGTTCTCGCTTTGGCACGCCCCCAACAAAAGCGTTGCCAAAGATAACAATAAAATCTTTGCTTTCATCGTTTTACCTTTCTTTTAATCCATATAAACCGTATGCCAATGCCGACAAACAATATTTTCGCCTCAATGTCAACGTAACGGTCGTAACCGTTGACCGCATCCACAGACACGCCGGGAATAATAAACCAACTCTTATATTTCCAATATTCCCGGACGTAAACAGATACGCCAACCCGTCCGATATGAAACCCAATTTGCGCCGTATGTACGTCGCCATTGTTGCGGATAATTCCAACCTGTTTTTTACTCATATCTCCAAATATATTTTTTATAATGTTTTAAACGTCCCTTACAGCAACTAATAATATTTCCATGATTAAAACCGCATCTTTGCGCATCATGTATGCAATCCCATTTCTTTATAAAATTACCCTCTAAATCATATTGATAAACGGGTTTTGCATTGTGATTATCTTTTCCGGTTTTCTTAAACCATGTATTTACTTTCTTCATGGTTTCACGTTTATTATTAATTGCTTTTTGATAATTCAAATTTTGCTTTCTCGTACACCAACGTAAATTAGTTGCATCGTTATTGGCTCGGTTGCCGTCGATATGGTCTATTTCCGGCAAATTGTCCGGGTTAGGAATGAAAGCCGCCGCAACTAATCTATGAACGAAATATGTTTTGTTTTTACCATTATCTGATAGTATTACCCGCATATATCCGTTTTTACTAATAGATTGCTTTCGTATCGCACTTTTACCCGTTCCCCGATAATTTACAGACTTTATATTACCTTTGTCTGAAACTTCATAATTAGCGTTTATAAACTTCCAATTTTCCATCTTTTTTTTTGCAAAGATAATATTAAACCATAATACAACAAACTAATACGTTTCTTTTATTTTATTGTATGCCTCTTTATCCAATACCATAACTTTAGGATATTCGACAATACAACCTTTTGTATATACGAGATTATAGATACCCAATTGCCCCTTAATTGGAAACTCAACAACCCGGCGGGGGTTCCGCATCATCCAACCGAACCCCTTTGTTATTGACTTACGTTTTTCGGGCGGTATGCGGGTATTTTCCCAATCTTCGGGGGTGAAATCGGCGACGGGCTTAACGTCGTACAACTCAACCAATCCCAACGTTACCCCGTTTTCATATCCCGGAATTACGGGATTAGCGGACGAACAAACCATTAAATCGCCCCGGTACGGCGTGTTTTTGCTTCGTACCTCAATACATTTTTCGCCGTAAACAATCCCGTTGTCCTCATACGCCGCCGTTACCAACTGCGTTGCATACGGGTTTTTAACGGTTAATGCACGCCAACGGTCGTGCAATTTCGGTTTATAATCTTTGTTATTATACTGCATAATCATTTGTTATTATCGGGTTCGTTTTCGCTTTCGTCGTTCGGTTCCGGGTAATTGATAAATCCAATTTGCCGGACGCTTTGGATTGGCTCATAAATGATAACGGCAACATCGCCGTCCGTCCTTATGCCAACTAATCGACAATCGGCGGGAACTTCAACCCTTATTTCACTTCTTTTCATTGAATAAATCCCAATTTGCCGGGACACAATAACCGGGCAATGTTTCCCGCTCAATCCCGGACGCTCTTATAAAACTATCTTTCCAATATATCCGGGGCGTTTTGTCCGGGTGCGCCTCCCAATAACCGAAAACATCATTGTAAAACATCAATGTTTCCCGCTTGGTATATCTGCAACCGCTTTGCAACCCTATCTTAAACAAGTCAACAAACGGGTACGACAAAGCAATTACAGAAAACGCCCGGTCAAACATTCCCACGGGGATTGGTTCAACGCTTGCAAAGGTACGGAACCCGTGGCGTTTCGCCCGTGCCAATGCGTTTATACGCATTCGGTTTGGGCTTGCTTTTGGTTCCAATTCGTCGCACCCGGTCAACGTGGAACCAATGGCAATGCGGGATTTATCCCAACCCTCGGACGCCTCGGCAAAGTCGATTAAAATATTGATACCCTCGGCGCATTTACTCAATACCTTAACCGGGACGCCGTGGCGTTGACAAACGCCGATTGCTTGGCGGGTCAACCTTTGCGTTTCCGGCAATAACGGGTCGGTTGTAAACGAAAAGAATAACCCCGTTTTTTGCAATTCGTCCTTATGCTTCAACAACTCATTCGTAAATATATCCAATGCGTATGGATATTCCCGTAATGTCTTTTTCAATTCCGGGGTATTGCCGCCCAACACTTTTGCGCCCCGCCCTTTGCGCAAATAACAATACGTGCATCCGTTGGAACAACCAACGTAAAAATTGGCGGCGTTCTCGGCATATTCCCCGGCTTTTCCTTTTGGGCTGTAAATAACCCGTCCGTTTATCGCTCCCATAACTCAAACAGATTAAAACGGTAAATCGTCCGACGGTTCCGGGGCGGGTGCGGGCGGTGCGGTTGGCGGGGCTTGCGTTCCGGCTCCGGTTGTTTTCGGGGTCAACATTTCCATATCGGTTGCGACAATCTCGGTAATGTATCGTTTCACGCCTTGCGCATCGTCATAACTCCGGGTTCTTAATTCTCCCTCAATATAAAGTTTATCGCCCTTTTTAACGTACTGATTGGCAACTTTCGCTAAACCGTTTTGCAATACTATGTTATGCCATTCGGTACGCTCCGGGATTTGCTTTCCGTCCCTTGTGGTAAAACCTCGTTTCGTGGTTGCCAACGAAAAGGTCGCAACGCAACCGCCGTTGTCGAACTCTTTAAAATCCGGGGCTTTTCCTGTATGCCCCAATAAAGTAACTTTGTTTACACTCATATTATTTGAATTTAATACCATCCAACAAATACAATTTCTTATTATCAGACCAACCCGCCGCCATGTTTAAGGCTTTCCGGTCGTCGTCGTGTACAAACTCGCAATACCATGAATTGCCGCCAACGTTCGCTTTTTCTTTCAGTCGTACCAATTTGCCGACAATGTACCGGGCAAACTTTGCGTAACCGCTTACGTCCGATATATGAATAATGCGACGTTCGGCGTTTATTTTTGGCAATTCTTCGATTTGTAGGGTTTTTTCCTCGGTCGGGTATCTTTGTACCCTTTGGAAATCTTTTTTGATTGACGACCGGGAAATTGCCCCGTAATCGGGTTGCCTCTTTTTGGTTCTCATTTTTTATATCT